GATAGTAAGATTATTGGTGGCCGCTGCGCTTAAGTGATCGAAGTGGGCAATGTCCTGCCAAGCGTGAAGATCCCGTACTGTTGACGGACTGACGCTGCCAAACGTCACCCAGCCGCCAATTGTCTGGGTCAAGCCGTTCTTGAAACGAATGTTCTGCGATTGCGAAATGCCGGCTTCGTTCAAGGACGGTGTGCGCTCGACATCAACGCCGGGCCGCAATGTTACCGATGTCATCGGCATTATCAGGTCCTCGGTGGAGTGGCCTGCGGCGATGCACTATATGGCGTCCAAGCCTGTGCCTGATGTTTGGCCCGCTTAATCTCGGCCTCAGCCGAGGGGAACAGCGTCTTATACTGATTTTCCCAAGATTGTGAGCCCTGTGGATTATCGGCCTGGCCGCCGAAGTCACGCATGTAGCCAAAGGCAAAGACCATTGATGCGGCGATAAAGAGCTCCGGGCAATACTGGGTCAGGAATGTCGAGGAGTTGGCCGAGGATAGTGGGGAAGGCCGCTGTAAACCGATAAACTCGATCGGATAAGCCTGATCCGGGACCGGCCCAAGAGAGATCTGAGTATCGGAAGTCATCGTATAAAACTGTGGAGTGCCGGTCACAGTAGCGCCGCTCGGGAAGGCGGCATCAAGGAACGGCCGTGCCGTAAATGTCAACGGATAGCGTGTGCTGCTGTTGGAGCTCAGAATATTGACCTGATCGACCGTGATGTAATTACCGAAGCTGGTCGATAGAGCGACCGTGCGTATGCCGCTGGAGACCGATGTAGTGGCATCGGTCACCTGCTCACGTAGCGGGTCCATCTCTCGGTAAATCCGTTGCTCGGCATAATCTATCATCCCCGGCAACATGGTCTGGTAGTTCGGATCGTTACTGGAGATGACGATCAGGTTGGCCGTCTGTGATATATAACTGGCATAGTTGAGCGTCGGTACGCTTAAGGTCATGCCGGCACTCCTGTCGAGCTTCCATCGGTTACCGAGAATTGTACCTGAGCAACCGCGATAGGGCCGCCGCCGCCCCAGAACGCCACACGATGGAATTGAAAGCGGCCCCCGGTTGTTACCGAGCCGCTAATCGTCTCACCAACAGTTCCGGCCGTATTGCCTGATGCCAGAGTCGTCCAGGCCGACCAGGTAGTATCTATCAGCGAGCCTTGCACCACATAGCCGGTCGAGCCAAAGACCGAATCGTTTGGTGCTGTAATTTTCCAGTTGCCCAGCGTATGAGTCAGAACCGGCGTGTCGAGACCGGCCGGGAAGGTACCGCCGGGATATTCCGCCCAGTTGATCCCTACATAATTGCCAAAGCTCGAGTTCGGCGTGACAATCATGGCCGACAGGAATGATGGCTTATTAGCATTGCCGTCAAAGGCTGCCGGAATACCGGCGGCCTTGGTCATTGTTCCGATCTGGGCACTGTAGAACTGTAGGCTTGGCGTTGGGTTGGCGCCAATGGCCGAGAGCGGGCTATCTGCCGCTACATAGTTCTCCATCCTGGCATTCATGATCGGGACCGGATCGGCCGGCAGGATAATAGTTCGCTGACCGTTCTGCTGGTATTCGTCGTAGCAATCGGGGCAGACCAGAAAGCGGGTATTTAGAAGCTTGGTCCCTCGCCAATCGTATTGCCAGCGCAGCCGGTAATGGTTCCACATCGAACCACAGCGATCGCAAATGGCAAGCGCTCGTGGATTGGACGGGTCAATCTCGGCTTTGCCGTATGGCCTCATACGTAATAGTTCCCCAGTCCTGGAATGATAGTCAGTCCGACATTCTCAGTGTCCTGACGCATAAAGATTTCCATTGCACGAGTATATCGTGCAAAGAGCTTATCTTCTAATTGAGGAGCATAGATTTCCGCCAACTTCCATGCCACACCCGCACAGTAAGCTTCGTATGCTCTATACGGTATCTCGACATTAAGACCATTTTGGACATCGGCGTCCTGGGTCTGCCGTACCGAGTAGAACTGTACGGTGTACGGTCCAGCACCATCCGGCACCGGATAGAAGGTGACATTCTGCGAGATTAGCCGGTCATACCAATAGACTGTCGGTACACCCTGCCCAAGCTTGTTGGAGTATGAGGCATATTCGGTACGACTGACCGGCCATAGATAGCGATCTATAGTGCCTGGCCCGGAGCCGGTACGGACATAGAGATCAAGGATCATGACCGTCGCCGACGGCACCGCATAAGTCGCCACGCCCTGAGTCAGCGGCATGACTTGCAAATCGACTTCCCAGAGATTGGGTGTATTGTTCGACCATTCCGACAGCACAAAGTTCAATGCCATCCTGGCATGGAACATCTGCTGCTGGGTGATTTCTGCCGGCCGAATCTGGCATCGTCCCAAAGCCGCTAGAACAAACTCCGAACCGGACGGCGCGAAGTTATAAACCTGAGTTGTGTTCTGACTGGTGACAAACATGATTGCCTCAGTTCAAGTTTGTAAATGTATAGGTTCCCTGACCAATCACACTATTAGAACAGGTTGCCGCCCCGTAACTCGGAACCATGGCTCCCGCGATGTCATTGTCGGTTTGGAATACAGCAAAATACTGAAGATTGTAATGCACTTCTCGGATGATGAAATTTTCTGCGGCACCACAACCGACTTGCGTAGGGGTAAGCGTTACACCCAATCCGGGGAATAGCAAATTACCGGAAGTATTGCTTACCTGCACAAAGGGGGAATTGTTCTTGATTTGCCATGACGCAAACTCTGTGATGTTCTGGCCGTAGCTAAAACCAATCCCATGATTGCTCACAAACCCATAATGAAACGGTGCCCACTGCGTCGGCGAGCTCGCCGGTGTATTTCCCATATTACCAGCGACACGCGAAATGTAAGTAATGCTGGCCGACGTAACGAGCGCGCCAACGCTGTATGTAAATCCGGCGTTATAAGCCGTCGGCGTCAAATTCCAATCACAAATCTTATATTGCTGGCCACTCCATAAGATTGGGTAAGTCACGGTGGTCCCGATAATTGCTGGCAACGTGCCAAGCAACGTGACGTATTGCGTTGGCGATATGCATGGCGAAGTCCAGGGCGCTGGTCTTACGCCCCAATAAGGACCGCTATTCCAGCCCATTTCTCGCATGCGCTCAGGACCGCTGCCATTGTCAGTCAGGATACCCAGCCATGGAGTGAACTGATAATCGCCCTGCCCAAACGCCGCCGAGCCGCCACTGGCCCAATTACTGCCGCCAGTCATATTTCCAGCGCCGCTGCTGTTGGCGGGATAGCGGAAGTTCATGCGAGCAAAGCTGCCACCCTTCATGAACAAATGACCGTCTTGCGGGCTCCCCGGCTGCCCAAGATTGACCATTATGTTTTCGCCGTAGCCGCTGTTGCCGTTATTAATATTGCAGCAAATGCTATCAAGCGTGACGTTGCCGCCATTGTTATTACTTGGAATATTAATAAAGGCGAACGATTGCGCCGCGAAGAACTTTGCTTCACTCAATGCGTTGCCGGGGCTGTAGGTCGATGCGAAGGTGTAGTCGATATTGATATTTATGTTCTTGAGAATAGTTGCGCGTGCCGCACCAAACCCAAACGTGCTATCGACCAATTCAAATGGTTGTCCGGGCTCTATATGAATTTGCTCCACGTCAATACCCGCACCGACAAACACTCGGCCCATCTCCGTTGCCCAGATTGCGGTTTGCGTGCCGATTTCGGTCGTGAGCCCTGAACCGCAACATACTGTCCCATAAGCCTGATACCACTCGTCCGTCGCTCGCCAAGTGGCAACATGCGTGCTGGTGTTATACGCCACCATTACAAGGGGGATAACGCCGTAATCTGCGGGCCACATCATCCAGCTATTATAGACGTTCCGGCTACAGGGGTTTGCAGGAGCAAAACGGTTGTATTCGTTGGCGGCAGTGCCGGGATCGGTGCACTGAACTGTCAAGAACCCATCGGGCGATGTAATAGTGCCGGTAACCTTCAAGCCAGCAGCATCGTATGAAGCACTTACGGTAGAAATTGCGAACTTCTGACCTATCATGTTCTGACTAAAGTGCGAGTAATTACCATTATAAACCGCCACGCCAACGTCGGTACCGGTAATCACCGAAGTCACCGCATCTACGGTGTTATTAGTCAGGCTGTTCACAAAACCCTGTGTATTAGTCACAGTGAAACCTACACAGGAATTTTGGATAAAAGTATTGTCTACCTTGTTTTCGGCAGCGAGGGCCGTCCCTGCTGAACCAATGGTTTGAATAGCCGAACTACCAATGGGAATACTATAAAAGAAATTAAACGCACCACTATTTCTTATCTGGGTACGATTGGCGCCGCCGCTTTGGCTAAGCACTACTATCCCGGCACCAGTAGCTGGCTGTCCACAATCTACACCGCCATTAGGACCAACAACCCATACGCTATCCAGTGTCATCCCGTTACCGGGACCCATCGTAAGCCCGGCGCTGTTATTGAACAGCGCATTGATGATGCAGCCGCCCTGGAAGGCCTGGGGTGAAGCAGGAATTAACTGCGGTGGACCATAGAGCGTCCCGCCGAAATTATCACTTATCGCCGTTTCCGATATCGGTTTCCACCAAACCAAATCGGCATTTGCGGCCAGGTCATTCAACGGGTCATGGCCAACATTGCCGTTTTGCAGGGATTGCCAGGGGATACCGTTGCGATAAACGACGGCACTTATGGGATAAGTGGTGCCGACAAGCCATGCCGCCGAAGTCCATAGATTAGGAGTGCCAGTGGTAAAGCCGGGGGCTTCCACGTATCCAATGCTAATGTTCTGCGTATAGCTGACGATAGCGCCAAACACGATCTCATTGGCTTGCGCCAAGACACCAGTTGAAACAGTCGGCGCATTGCTTGGCGATGAAGTATTATCTACGGCAACGGACCTATCAATACCGCCATTGGCATTGGCAACCGACATGGCAACAGCGGCATAACCGCCGCCAGGACCGTTTGCAGTTATCGTTCCCCCCGAAGCTAATTGCGTCCCAATATTGGAACTATAGAAAATGTAAATGCCGCCAATCGTCCCGTTGTCTACAAACCCCGGCGCTCGCGTATAAGTATGTCCGGCACTATCGGTAACGCTGGTTATGCCAACGCCGCTGATATCGTTCACCGCCACTACAATCAGTGAACCAACTGGTGCGGTTGCGATGGTTGTGAATGGGCTCCCATCAAGAACTTCTGGGTAAGCCTGCCCAATAAGTGTAGGCGTGCCAATCGCGCCAGAACCCTTGAACGAGGCGACGATAATGCCATTGGCAAGGGACTGAGTATAAGTCGGGGCGTAGGTAACGCTGCTGGTCGAAGCGACAACCTGATAGGCCAAATCCATCGCCATGCCGGTAGCGTCCGGCGATAGCGGTGAGCCCCACGCCTGTTTTGCGGTGTTATTGACATAGACGGTACTGCCGCCGGGGGGCGTGGCTGTTGCCCCCGGAGAATAGCCGCCCGCTAGACCGGTAAATCCTTGCGGTATCCAGTTTGCACCACCACGCACGTTTCCATGCGGATCAAAGAAGATCGGGATTGATGTCGAATATGTTCCGGCGCAATAGACCTTGTTTTGACCGGCAGCATAGGCAGCATCGATCGCCCGCTGGAACGCGGGGACTCCCGCAGTACAAGCGGTATCGGCAATGCAGGCACTATCCGGGCCACCAGTATGATCGGCACCAAACCAGCCGGGTATCCAGCCGAGCCCGTTATTGACGGCCGGCTTATCGAAGGCACACCAAGTACCCATGCTGTCTTGGATAGCGCCAAGACTAAGCGAGCTTTGGTTTATGCACGTGTAAGGCGCGCCCGCACCATCGTCGTTTGCCAGCGCGTATCCAGCAAGTATTAATTGTACGGCACTGTTGGTATTAGTTGTTGGGATTTGCGCCCTTGTAATATTCAGACTGCCGCCGCCAGCGCCAGTTGAGCTAATCTGAATATTTGAACCGGAAGGCGTGACTGTAATATTTGTCCCCGCCGTAATATTGAGGGCTCCTGCAAGCGAGTTAAGTGAAGTAACACCCCCACCACCGCCGCCAGTACCACAGGCGCCCGACGAGAACACCAGATGATTGCTTGCATCCAGACCAAGACAGGAGACCTGCGTACCTAAGCTCAATCCAGAAAACGTCAACGGCGACGAAGAAAATGTTACCGATGAGCCGAATGTTGCGGCGGCATTGAATGTCTGTGCCGCAAGCCAGGTATTGGGGTTGCTTCTATTAATACGGGCAATAACGGCACCAGCCGTCGGGCTTATAGTCAAAGTTCCATCTGCATTGGATACACTGCTGACTCCAACTCCAAAGGAACTAGATGGTGTTGGCTTGGCAAGAGTCGGGGATCCTGTTGCGTTACCGCAAATAGTATTGGGAGAGAAAGTGCCGCTGCACTGCGCATAAGCAGGCGGTGCCAACAAGGTCAGGAACAGAGCCAAAACCCATTTCATCATTAGGCATACCATCCTGTCAGGGGAGCCGGCTCCGGGAACCAGGTAAACGATCCGAAGGCAACATTAAGGGGAACATTGGGCAACCCTTGGATTGATTGGCCAGGAAACGGAAAGATTGTGGCATTGGGAGAACCGCTAATATCGGCAACCCGAACCGAAACACCGGATTGCCGCAACCGTGAGTCGGGAAGATTGATGGTTACTGCGGCATTGGTATTGACCAGGAAGTCGCCGTTAAATGTCGCCGAGTAATTATAAATTCCGCCAGCGTTAATGACCAAGGGAGGGGGTATCGTTATTCCTGCTGACGCCGCACCCAACAGTAGCCCACTATTAAGTACCCCAAATTCATCCAGGACCCGAATGGTACCGGTCTGCGATACCGACGAGGCTCCGGTAGCCGTGATGGTCCATGGCGCCAGGCCAGAGGCTGCATTGGTTGAGGACCAGGTTCCGGTCAGGAAGGCATTGTTGGGCAA